GCTTGGACGGCGTACCCGTCGGCGACCGCGACGATGATCTGGGCCAGTGGACGCTGCGCGAACGCAACGCGACTGTGCGCTATCTGGGCCTGCGCCGCTATGCCGTCGTCGAACGGTATGAGACGACGGATGGCGAAACTGTAGCTGTCGAAGAATACGCGAACCTACGTCTCGCCGGTTACAGGGCGCCGTCTTTTATGCAAGCGGGGCGGTGGGACCGCATCCTCCTCTGCGATCTGGACAGGCACAGCCACCTTCCGTCCCTGACCTACGTGCCCGGTCCCGACTCCCTAGTTCCCGTTTATGCGCCGTATCGCGTCAGGCAGACTGTGTATCCGGGCGATGTGCCGGTCAAAGCACATGGTGAGTGGTCTGTTCATGCGGACGCTGAGGTGTACGATAAAGACCCGAAGGCCGATGTGGAAATCCGCATCGGCATCGCGGGGCTACCCATGATGCCGAACGATAAAGACGCAATCAGGAAAAGGCGCCTCGCCCTGGCCCCCTGCTAGCCGCTTCGCTGCCCGAATAAAGGAGAACCCCGCCGTCCACCGGAGGCGGGGCCTCTTTATGTCTTCCACCATACCACAATCCGAGTGTGATATACTATGTCTCAGGCGGGGCTCCATCCTGTTGTGGCGGAGACCGCGGCCGGGCGTCACGGGCTGATACCCGCCGGCCCCGGATGGACTTGACAACCCTTCGACCAAGACGGCGGTAGCCCCGCTGCGCAACACGTGAGGAGAACCGAATGGCAGACGAACAGACCACCAGTACCGACGTCGAAGACCAGACGCCTGTGGAAGCGACGGAAGAAGACGTACAGGACGACCTGGCAGCGCTCATCGACGAAGTTCGCGCCATGGCCGTCCAGGCGCTCAACGAATGCAAAGAACTGCGTGCCATCGTCACAGAGGAAGCCCTAGACGAGGCTGCCGATGACGACGTCGACGACGGCATCGAACCGGAAGACCTTCAAATCGAAGATCTCCTCGCCTGACGAAAGGACTTACTGAATAATGGCATCCGCTTCCAAGGGGCTGCGCCCCGGGACAACCAACGAACAGCTTCTTCAAGTGTCTATCAACGCCGCGTCTATGGGTTACAAGAAGCGCATCCCCTCCCCGACTCAGGCCGGTATCGATCGCACCCTGGACTACCTCAGCCAGCACCGCGACCTGTGGAACCCCATCTGCCAGTCGCTACTCAACCAGGTCGTCCCCGTCTTCGCCAAGAACCGGTCATGGTCCAACCCGCTCGCCGAATTCAAGAAGGGCATGGTCGAATTCGGGAATGGCGTCGAAGAGATACAGACCGGCCTCATCAACGCCGTCGCCTACGATCCCAACGACGACGTCGACGCCAAGGCGATCTTCGGCAGGGAAGACTTCCGCGTCGAAACCGCCTTCCATACGCGCAACCGCCGCGACCGCTACAAGGTATCGGTGGAGAAGCGGCTGATCCAGTCCGCGTTCCTCAACGGCGGCGACGTCGCCGAGCTCATCGACCGCCAGCTGAACGCCCCTTACGAGTCTGATCAGGTGGACGAGTTCTTGCTTATGGCTAACCTGCTTCACGAATATGAGGACCGTGGCGGCTTCTACCATGCGCACGTCCCTGACGTGGCCCACACGCGCTCCACCACCGACGACGCCAAAGAGCTTCTCCGCAAGCTGCGTGCCATCGCCGGCGAGATGCGGTTCAAGTCCACCGCCTACAACCCGGCGCGGGTGCCCGTCCACTCCACTCCCGACGACATGATCCTCCTCACCACGCCCGCCGTCAAGGCGGCCCTGGACGTGGAGGCGCTCGCATGGGCATTCAACATTGACCGCGCCGACGTCCAGTACCGGGTCATCGAGATACCGCAGTCCGCCGCCCCCGGGAAGGGCTTCCAGGCGGCAGTCGTGGACAAGGACTTCTTCCAGGTCTACGACCACGTCATAGAAACCACGTCCATCGACGTGCCCACTGACCCAAACACCTACAACGTGTTCTTCCACCATCACCAGACGATTTCGTGCTCTCGCTTTGCACCCACCGCCATGCTGTGGACCGGCGCCGACGATGAAGTCATCGAGGTCCTGCCGCCCGTCACTGCGATCGGTGCCATCGAATGCGTTGATGCGGAAGGTAACGCGCCGACCCAGCTTGAGAAGGGCGGCAATTACCGGGCCCGCCCCCAGTCCATCACCGGCGGCGGCGTCAACCCGGCCCTCGAATGGACGATCGTCTCGTCCACGGACAACCACACGTCCATCTCCGACGCCGGCATCCTCTACGTCGGGCGCCTCGAAAAGGGTCCGGTCAAGATCAAGGCGGCATGCGACGGCGTCACCGCCGAAGGCGCCTTCGCCATCAAGGCTGGAGCGGACGTCCCGTCCTGGCCCGACCTGAAGTCTTCCATCACCGGTCTCACCGTGCTTGGAAGGGCGATTGGCAAGTCGTTCACACCCGAAACCAAGGAGTACACCGTCACGCGGGCTAAGAAGGACGAACTGATCAACAACGTGCAGAACAACACGTTCCCTCACGGGCGGATGCTCGATTATACGATCGAAACCGCCAACGGCGAGAACGGCGCCTACAAGGTGACCATCACCGTCACTGGAGCCGACGGAGTCTCCTACGGCCCCTACGTCGTCACCGTCAAGTAACGGCTAGCGGCCAGTGGAAGGACGCTGGGTTTCCTTTCTTTCCTCCCCCAGCGTCCTTCCACGTATAAGCGAACGAACAGACTACAGGTAGGGAGCGACATGCCGAGCATTAGCGAATGGGCCGCAGGAGCAGAAGTCACGCTAACCACGGTGGCATGGGACTCCACCTACCGAGACATCGTCAAATGGCGGGACTACGCACACCGCTCCGACTATATCGACCGCCCCGACGCACACCACCTAACGCTGCGCAACGCCCAGACCATCGACTATGGTTCTCAAGTCGTCCTCGACGAACCCTTCTCGGTGTGTGTCAAATACAACTACGTCAGGGTCGTCAACCCGAAGATATCCAAGCTGCACCCCGACAAGGAACAGCCGACCGTCTTCTATTACTTCGTCCAAGACGTCGTCCGGGTCGCGCCCGACGCCACTATGCTCTCCGTCCAGCTGGACGTGTGGACTACCTACTGCGGTAACGTCCGACTGCGCAACGCCTTCGTCGTCCAAGGCCACCTACCGGTGGCTGCTACGTGGCGCGGCCGCCAGCACGACGTGCTCCGGGAGGCCGAAGGCCTCGATCTGGGTTCCGACTACATGGTGCGATACAGCGAACGCTACACGGTCGCCACCCTCGCCCAGTGCTGCGTCATGCTCGTCACCGCCACCGACTTCTCCTCCGACCCGGGCGAGACGAGCAACCCCAGCTTGAAGACGGCGAAAGGCTCCGCGTTCGAAGGCCTGCCCAACGGCTGCGACATCATCCTCGTCCGCGACATCGGCACGTTCGAGTTCTTCGCCACTGCCATGTCGCCCTTCCCGTGGGTCGCGCAAGGCGTCCAGATGATCATGGTGCTGCCGACTCCCGACGACATGTTCGACCGGATCGTCGGGCGCGCCGGATCGTAGGTTCCCACAACACTGACAACGTCCACGATAAGTACCGGCAGGGCGTCGACCCGAACACGATCAAGATCATCCGTTCCCGCAAGACCGGCCACGAGGGCGACGTCATGTGGGGCCGTGACCAGACGTTCTTCGCCGGGGGCGCCCTTGAACTACTCGATAAGGCGAGACTCGCCGACTGGCAGCGCAACTACACGAAGCTCGCTACCGCGCCCTACCTGTTCATTGAGCTCACCAACTACCAGGGCCAGTCTATGGCCGTCCACCCCGAATACCTGCCGGACGGCGGGAGAGTCACGCTGTCCAGGCTGCAGCACTTCTCCCCACCCGGGCCCCGCGTCGTAGTGTGGCTGCGCGACTACCTGTCGGAGGGCAACGTCACCGGCAATCCGCTGTCGAACTCGTTCCTGGACGGTTCCCTGTTCTTCACGAACTTCCCCATGTTCTCCATCCCCAACAACTCGGGGCTGAACGCCCTGGCGTCACAGGCGCACAGCATAGCGTTCGCTTACCAGTCGGCGGACTGGTCGCAGCAGAAGGCCCTGCAGGGCAACCAGGTCGCCTACGATCAGGCCTCCTATGCGATTGGGACGGCCCGCCAATCCATGGTGGCCTCCAACACTGCCAGGGGTGCGCAAACGGCGCTGGCGAACGCAGCCCGCGTCCAGTCGACGGCGATCACCAACGACGCCGCGTGGGGGCACACGCAGAACAGCATGATTCAGCAGGGCGTCTCCGGCGGCATGGGTGCCGTCGGCTCTCTGTTGTCAGGCGATATCGGCGGCGCCATCAAAGGTGCGGTCGGCACCGGCATGGGCATCCACATGGCCAATTCGAACTACAATATAGATGCCAGCGCGAGGGATGCACAAACAGACCTGGCGAATAGCACGGCGTCGCAGTCAACTGCGATCACCAACAACCTGTCGTCGAAGCTCACCGGGCTGCAAAATGCGCAAGCCGCATACAACAGGGACACGAACAAAGAATATGCGGACATGGTTGCCAAAGGCGATTATGCGAACACCCTTGCTGGCTTGAAGGCGAAGATACAGGACACGAAGATGGTCCAGCCGTCCATCTCTGGCCAGGTCGGCGGCGACGCGTTCATGCTCGCCACCACCGGGTGGATGGTGGATGTGCGTTTGAAGTCACCACACCGGGGCGCTATCCAAGCGGTCGCAGAGCATTTCGCACGGTACGGCTATAGGTGCAACCGGACCGTCGACATGGCCGCCTACGACCTGACGCTCATGTCGCATTTCACATATTGGAAGCTGGCGGACTGCCGGATCGACGCCCCGTCCGTGCCGCAGATGCACGCCGAGACGATTCGGGGGATCTTCGAGAAGGGCGTCACTGTGTGGGACGAGCCGAAGGAGATAACAGAGATGCATCTGTTCGACAACGGACCGAAGAAAGTGGTGCAACTGTAATGGTGAGTACGAAAGGCTTGACGAACGCCGATCTGGTCGGCGGCGGTATCGAACCGTCTAAGGCGGACGCGGGCCGGTTCCGGGCCAACCAGGCGAAGGCGGTCCGGGGCGGCGAGTTCCTGATGTATCAGAACATGCTGTGGGGCCTGGCCGAGTCCAGGTTCGTCTGGGACGGCCTGCCCGGCACCGTCAATGAACGCTACCTGGAACGCACACTGCACCGGCACGGCCTGGCGGTCTTCTTCGAAGACCCGCGCCTGCACGCCTTCTTCGCGCTGCACGCCGCCGGAACCGGCGACGTGGACGTCTACGGCGACCCGAAGACGTTCCGGGTCACCGGTAACAGGTACATCAACCGGGAAGTGTCGTCTAAGGACTGTGTGCCTATCTGGGTGAACAGGAACAGGGTAAACGACCAGTGGATCGTCAACTATTATGCGGCTCAGCTGGCTGAGGCGTCCGTGACCGTCCAGGTGAACGCGCTCACGTCGCGTTACCCGACGATCCTTGCGCTCAGCCAGGAACAGAAACTGACGGGTGAGAACTTCTACCGTCAGATCGCCGAAGGCCAGCCGGTCGTGTTCACCGTGAAGGACGCGATGGGCGGGGACGTGTCCAGCGCCGTCCAAGCACTGGACAACCGCCTCCCTCCGAACGCCGTATCAGACGCGATCCGGGTCAAGAAGGACATTTGGGACGAGGCGATGCTCATGCTCGGCATCCAATGCGCCCCACCCGACAAGAAGGAACGGCTCGTGGATGACGAGGTGGAGGCGTTGCAGGGGCAGATGGCCGCCTTCCGCGGCGTCGCCATCGGCGCCCGGCAGGAGGCCGCGGACCGCATCAACGAACGCTACGGCCTGAACGTGTCCGTGCATTGGCGGCACAGTCGGGAACAGGTGCGCGGCGTTAACGATCTGGGGGAGGGTTTCGTTGGCTGACTTCACGATCGAGCTCCGGGATGTGTGCGCCAGGTACAGCGACGCCGAGCTCGGGTTGGAGGCATACCCGATCTTCGACGAAGCCTACAGGCCCCGCCTGAACAGGCTGATAAAAGACCACTACTGGTTCAGGGAGACGGCCTACGAGACGGCCGCCATGTTCGCACACCAGCTGAGGCACCGTCTTGAGACGATCATGCCCTACTACAACCAGCTGTATGAGTCGACAAGGATCAAGTTCGATCCGCTGTCCACGATGGACGTCTCGTCCGTCTCCGACGGCACACACACATCTAAATCCGAGACGGAAGGCTCCGGGACGACGAAGAACAGGGCGTCGGGCCTGTCCAATTCTGATTCACGGGACATGCGCTACCCGGACACGGCGATCAACCAGCACGGCGACTATGCAGTGTCCGGTACCAAGTCGGATGCGAGAACTGAAGGTGCATCTGAGACCAGTAACAGTAGCACCTCGAAGGCGAACGGCGATGAAACGTCGCATGCCACGTCGCATTCGACAGGTCGCTCCCAGTCGGCGGCGTCGTTGCTTATGGAGTACAGGGCATCGCTGATCAACGTGGACAAGATGGTGCTGGCCGAGCTCGATGACTTGTTCTTCGGGCTGTGGTCGTCCAACGACGAATACACGGGCGGCGACGCGTACTGGGGCCTTGGGCCGATGCTCGGCTGGGGTTATTGGCTTTAACAACTAGGAGGTTATTGGATGTCTATAGAGAACGTGCCGTTCTTCGATTTGCAGAACAGCCCGCTTACGAACATCACGCCGTTCGCGCACAGAGATGCCTACACCTACCAAGAGGTGTTGGAGGATCTGGTTCAGAATTATAAGCGGATCATCGATACGGTTAACAAGGTCGTGGCGTTAGCCAACGACATCGACAAGCGCCTGGTTGAACTGGAAGCCAGGCTTCGCAAGGAGACGGACGACAAGATCGCCCGGGCGATCGACGAACTCTACCGGCGCCTGGCGCAGCGCGGCGCGAAGGACATTATTGTTGCCGATCCCGTGTGGGGGCGCACAGACCGGACCGTCTCAGAGGTGCTGGCCGTGCTCTACGACAATGTGCGCACACACGCTAGGTTCGCGAAGGGTGCCGACGACATCGGGGCGACGGCTCAAGCGCTGGACGAGGCGAACTGGACGGCGCGCCAGTGGGATCTGGATCCCGAATACAAGACCGACCACGCCACTCGCTGATCACACGACACTAAGGAGACCGAATTATGGCTAGCACGAACAAGACTGAAGCGCTGGGCCTCAGCCAGTTCATTGACACTGATAAACCGACTTGGCGTGGCGACTACAACGGGGACATGCGCAAGCTGGACGTGCGTGCGCAAGAGGACACGTCGAAGTTCAACTCGTTCGAGACCCGGATCAAACAGGCTGAGACGACGGTCGACGCCGACCACAAGGTGGTCGTACAGATCGATCAGAAGATCGGCGAGGCCGAGTCCCGGGCGAAGGCGGACGCCGCCAGCCAGGTGGCGAAGTGCTATGACGACCTGTTCACGAAGGTGAGCGACCGTTACACGAAGGCCCAGTCTGACGCCAGGTATATCCTCAAGAACGCGGCCAGCCCGGACTCGGGCGCGGTGATCGTCGGCACATCGAACGTGGTGCAGGGCAAGTGGCCGACGCTCATGTGCAGGGCGCTCGGGATACCTGAGCATAACTTCGCGGTCGGCGGCACTGGGATGGTCAACGGAGCCAACAACTTCTCCGTCCAGTTGAATAGGGCGATCGCCGACGGGAGTTTCAACAACAACGACATCAAATACGTGATCATCGCGGACTGCGGCAACGACGCGATGGCGAACAACGACGTCTACAATGGCCTCGTCAGTCTCATCAGTGATGCGAAGAGGTCGTTCCCCAATGCCCGCGTCGTCGTGTTCTCCGCTGTGTGGGCCTGGTCTAACCTGCACTCTCTCTTGAAAAGCAAGAACGGGCTGGCGGTCTGCCTGGGAACTATGCAGGAGGTGTGCGGTAACTACGGAGCGGAGTATGTGGGAACCGAATTCTGGTGCTTGGGCTACTCGAAGTATTTCACGGACGGGGAGATTCACCTGAACTCCACTGGTGACACGAGGTTCGCCACCCTGGCGGGTAACTACCTGCAGTATGGGAACGAACCCGTGTCCGTGTCCACCAACTACAGGGTTGGGCTGTCGGGACTCAACCACGATCCGAACGCACCACTCACGCTGCGACTGAACGGCGGCATCGTGTCCCTGTCGGGGATCGTGGAATCGGGCGGGACGGCGATCGGCGACGGCCACGACTGGGGGATGATCCCCGAGTGGGCAACACCGCGGTGCTCTGTTAACCTCCAGGCGACGGGCGGAGCGGACGGAAGAACGCCGATCGTCACCCAAGTGCACGCCAACCAGCACATTCAGTCGTGGACGGGCTTCACCGGCAGGGTTCAGGTCTCTGGCACCTGGTCGGTCCTCTAAGCGCACAACCATAGGGAAGGGTAGGTACTGTCATGGCGTGGGACGCTAAAGCGAAAGCAGTCGCTATTAAAGCGATCGGGACGGTGGAGTCCGGCATGCGCTATGACGGTATCTACCACACCGATCCGATTACGATCGGGATAGGGCAGTGGTTTGGGCCCCGTGCCTACGGGCTCTTGGCCCGGATCAAGAGGGAACTGCCGGGTGAGTTCGCGAAGCTGCCTGGTGAGTTGCAGTCTTTGGTGAACGCGAACGCAATCAACTGGGCCACCTACTATTTGCCGAACTACTGGGACGGCCAGGTGAAACCGGTACTGAGGGCCTCCTACAAGGTGCAGCAGGCGCAGATGTCTGAGGACCTTGAGGCCTATGTGCAGGTGGCGCGCAAGTGCGGGATTGACCCGGACGGCGCCACCCAGTCGATGATCATGTTCTTCGTCGCCTACCACCAGTCGCCTCGCCGTGCGCTGAGGATCGCCAACCAGATCGGCGGCGCTTCTTTGGACAGATGGCACCAGGCGTTGCTGTCCGAGCCGGTACTCGGCCGCTACAGGAACCGGTACAACACGGCCTACGGCATCATCAAAGCGATGGACAGTTCGGGCGTGGACCTGCCCGGCCCGCCGGGCGCGGGGCCGTCATCGCCGACGGGCGGGGACGGCTCCGGAGGCAACCCAGGCGGCAACGTGAACGCCCCGCAGCAGCAAGGCAGTAGCGCCGGCGTGCTGTCCCGGGTAGAGAGATGGGGCGACACGATGATCGCCCACATGGCCGACGGGAAAACCGTCCAATGTGCCCCTACCGGCTGGGGCCAGTACACGGCGGGCCCGGGAGGGGCGGGGACTCCGCCGCCCACCAACAGCGCTCCAGGCGGACAGAACGGCGCCCCCGGCACAGGCGGAGGCGGAGGTCATCTGGCGCCGGGCACCTCAGAGACGCGGCAGAAGCTGGTGTATTGGATGGCGAGCCGCGAAAACAAGTTCAGATACAGCAACGGTGCCGGCCGGTTGGACCCGGACAGGTCCGGCGTCGGGGATTGCTCGTCGACGTGCCGTAGAGCCTACCTGGATGTGTGCGGGATCGACATCGGCGGTAACACGGTCGCTCAAAGTGCCAATGGGCATGGCGTGTTCGTGATCAACTGGAACACGGCGAAGTCTATTTCTCAAGCGCAGTTGGCGTTGATGAAACCGGGGGATTTGGTGTTCTACGACTGGGGTTCAGGACGTGCCGGCGTGGACCACGTGGAGATGTACGCCGGCGGGGATTTGACGTGGGGGCATGGGGGCGGCCTGAACGGAACGGTTCCGGGGCCGCACAAGAACAGTTTGAGCAAGTTCATCCGCGACACGAGGGGGATAGGCTGGTGTGTCAAACGATACATCAACGACTGATAAGAAACTCACATACTACGACCCGTCGCGGATACTGTCCTATAACACGCCGTGGGCGTTCGTGACGGGCGCCCGCGGAAGAGGCAAGACGTATGCATTCAAGAAACGGGTGATCAAGAAGGCGATCGAGAGCGGCGACGAGTTCATCTATCTGCGGCGGTTCAAGGGTGAGGCGGCGACGTTCAAGACGTTCTTCGACGACATCCGCTGGGAATTCCCGGGCGTCGAACTGTCGGTGAAAGGTAAGATCGCCTCTATCGGGTCTGGCAAGGGCGCACAGCCCATCGGGCAGGTCCTGTATTTGTCGGCGGCGCAAATGCTCAAATCGGTATCCCTCAAGAAGGTGAAGCACATCATCTTCGACGAGTTCATCCTTGAGAAGGGCGCCACGCACTACCTTCCGGACGAGGCGTCGATCTTCGAAGGCCTGTATTCGACGGTGGACCGCTGGGATGACCGCGTCCAGGTGTACTTTCTGGCGAACGCATTTTCCTTGACGAACCCATACTACGTCAAGTATGGGATCGTGCCATCGGACGAGTTCACAGTGGAACCGGGCCCGGACCGTTTTTGGGCAGTGCACACTGACCGTTCGGAGGAGTTCGCACAGCAAGTCTCGCAGACTCGCTTCGGGGCGTTTCTGCGGCGTCAAGACGATGAGAATTCCCGGTACATGATCGACTCGACGTTCCGAGACGGCGGCACGGAGATGGTGGAGGTGAAGCCGCCGTCGGCGATGTATTCGCTGTCGATCGTCGGCGGTTCGAGGCCGCTGTCTCTATGGCTGGGGCGCGATTCGACGGTGTGGTATGTGACAGAGGGGCTGCCGCGCAGTCCTAACCGGTTCACACTGGCGCCGTCGAAAGTGGATGAGGAGACGAAGCTGTTCACGCCGCGGGACTCATATTTGAAGAACATCCGGGCTGCCTACGCGTCGGGGCGTGTCAGGTTCGACAAGTTGACGACGCGGAATCTATTCGTCAAAGAAGTGTATAGGGGGTTGTGATGACTGATTCGGTATTGACGGGGTTCGGGACGGCACTGGCGGTGGTATTGCCGCTGGTCGCCGCGCTCACACCGAAGGCCCGTCGTTTCCTCCATTTCATCGACGACTTGATGGGCGAGGAGGAACGTCCAGGCACGAATAGGCGCCCGGGAATACTTGAGCGTCTCATGTTGCTTGAGAAAAAACTGGAATTGATCGAAAGGAGACTAGATAGCATTGAGTCACGCACAGATCATGAGGACGGCCATAGTGGCGTGGATGGCGAAGCACGACGGTGACTTCGGCTACACCAACGACT